CAGCCCGTATACCGCGTCCTCGGGCTCGGCGCAGTCGCTGATCGGCACCCTGATCCATGAGGTGCTGCCCACGGTGGAGGTTGTGGTCACGGCGACCATGGACCGCCGGGTGCCGCGCACCACCTGGGATGAGGACCGGTGGGGTGCGATCGCCGACCTCGCCACCTCCATCGCGGCCGTCGTCTACGCCGACCCGTGGGGCCGGTTCGTCATCGCCGACGCACCCACCTTGAGCACCGCACCTGTGTGGCGGGTTGCCGCCGGAACTGGTGGTGTCCTGGTGGGCGCCTCGTTGGTTTCGCCTGTTGGGGTGCGCACGAACCTTGCCCTGAACCCGAACTTTGAGACCGGCGTGGGCACGTGGATCGCCGGCACTGCGACGGTGACCCGATCGGCCACCTACGCATACGTCGGCTCCTACTCGTGCAAGATGGTGCCCACCGCTACCAACGGTGGGGTCCATCAGGGCGTCCCTGTCGTGGCCGGGGTGGCCTACACCTTGAGCGCGTGGGTGCGGTCGGACACAGGGACCTGCGATGTCCAGTTGGACTGGGTGGGTGTTACCGGTGCGAGCCATAGAACCAACGGCGTCTCCACCACCTGGACACAGGTATCTTGCACTGGCGTCGCTCCGACCACCACCGGGGGCTCGGTGATTTATATCAGCTCGATGGGCACTTCGACCGTCTACGTGGACGCGGTCCTTGCCGAGGCGTCATCCACAGTAGGCACCTATTTCGACGGGTCTACTCCGAACACGCCGACCACTACCCACGCATGGACGGGCACACCGAACGCGTCCACGTCGACAGAGTCAATGACGTTGTTCCCGATGACCTTCGAGCCCGGTGGTGTCCTGGTAAGCGCCGTTGCGTCGGCTTCAAGAGCGAAGGTTTACAACGGCGTCATCGTCCGCAGCGAGTCGCCATCCTCCGACGCTGCCCCCGTGCAGGGCAGCGCCTACGACCTGACGGCCGGCTCACCAACCCGCTGGGGCGACCCCGCAACGGGCGCGTTCGGGATGGTCCCCTACTTCATGGCACTGCCGTCCGTGACAACCGTTGAGCAGGCGGTGGCGATCGCCCGCTCGACCCTCGCCAAGCACACCGGTGCCGCATCCACCCTGGACGTGTCCGCGGTCCCCAACGCCGCCCTGGAGGCCGGGGATGTGGTCGAGGTCATCCCCGACGCGGGCGACCCTGCCGGGTCGGTGCGCCGCCACGTCGTGGACGCGTTCACTCTGCCCCTTGTTGCGGGCGGGGACTTCCCGATGAAGACCAGGGACGTGGGGGCGGTCACCTATGGCTGACCCGCTGCTCGACCCGCTGCTGGAGCGGATCGCCCGCTCCTCCAAGGCTGGGATGCGCCTGGGCTCGGTGACCGTCATCGACGCCGCCGACGCGTCGTTGACGCTGTCCTTGGCCGGTGATGTCGTCACCGGTGTTCGTTGGATCGGGTCGTATACCCCGGTCGTGGCTGACGTTGTGGTGGTGTCCCGGGTGGGCGCCATGTGGGTGGTGTTGGGCAAGCTGTCCAAGCAGTTCAGCGTGGTGCCGACAATCCTCTACCCGACGGCGACGGTCCTGTCCGCCACTGCGTGGGAGGGTGACTGGGAGACGAGTAACCCGGTCTGGATCTGGGCGGAGACTACCTATCTACTCAGACAAGGTGCAGCCAGCGACGGCGCGGGCGGCTATGTCCAGATGGCTGGCGTCTGGTACCTGCCCGGGGTCCCCGCGGCGCTGCCGGCGGGGGCGACGGTCACCGCGGCGAAGCTACGCCTGACCAGGTGGGGAGGCGATTTGATCAACCCGGAGTCGACCCTGGTCACCCCGCGCCTGCGGATGCACACGTACACGGCCGCCCCAGTTGGTGCACCGACCTGGACCGGTACGGCGTGGTCACCAGGGACGTTGGCTGCCGGGCAAGCCGGCGTGTGGGACCTGCCCTCGACCTGGCTGACCGCGCTACTGGCCGGGACCGCCACGGGTATCGGCCTCGACTCGACGGCCTACGCGGACTTCACTGCGTTTTGGTTTTCTGACCTGCAGGTCGAGCTCTCCTACTCCGTGCCCGCATGACCGCCACCCGAAGGGTTCCCGCGATGACCGTGCCAACCGACACCCCACCGCCGACCCTGCCCACACTTGCCCGCACACCCACTGAACCGGCGGTCCTGGCCGACGCGATGCGTTCCCTGGGCTTCGACCCCGCCCTCGTGGCTGCGGTGGTCCTGACCCCGACGTCGGCGGTCGCGATCAGCGCCGACTACCCGCAGCCCTACACCCCACCGGAAGGCACCTGATGACGTCGTTTGAGCCGGTCCAGGCCGGACCGTACCTGCTCCCGTCCGACCCTCCGGACCTGGCCAACATCTCCAAGGCGGTTGTCGACTGGGCCGCGCCGCGCGGGAACATGAGGTTCGCGTCCACGGCCGCCCGTGACGCCGCGATCCCCTCCCCGGTCGAGGGTATGGAGTGTGTCACCGGCACCGGTGCGGCGATGGTCAAGTGGCTATACTTCAACGCGGCGTGGTTCGACATCACGGTGTGCCCCTGGACCGCATGGACCCCGACGATCACCGGCCTGACGGTCGGCAACGGCTCCGTGGCAGGCCGCTACCTCAAGGTGGGCCGGACTCTCCAACTCGAGCTGAACATCACCTGGGGGTCTACGACCACGATCACCGGCCCCCTGTCCACCGTGCTGCCGTTGGGCCTGACCGCCACCGCGGAGTTCGACATCCTACTGCGCATCTACTCCGGGACCGCGAACCTGACCCTGCTCGGCCTTGTCAGGATCCCCTCGACGGCCGCGATCCTGCTGTACGGGCCGACCTCCTCGACGAACGGCGCCATCACGGCGATCACCACCACCATGGGGCAGGGCACCGGGTCAGCGTTGTCATTCAGCGGCACGGTCGAAACCACAACCTGACCCGGACCGTCCTCGTCCTGACTGGTGGGCTAGTGCCCGGCCTCGTTCGCTGCGGCTAGATCCGCGGCGTCAGCCAACCGGCGGGCTTCACGGCGTGCTGTGGTCGGCCACGTCAGGCGCTCGGTCTCGGCACGGTACGCCTTGCTGGTGAGGACCACGCGGAAGATGGCCACAGTGATGACCAGCGTGGCGAGGATGGCTCCGAGGTCGGTCAGTCGGCCAGCGTTCCAGAACAGTTCCATCAGATGCTTCTCTCAGTGTCGTGAGTGGTTGGCACGGGTGTTGGTGCTGCGGGAGGCAGCAGGTCCCGCTGTAGCTGGTCTCGTCGCTGCTGAAGGTCTTTCCAGACCTGCTGCTGGTGCTGGTCCTTCCAGACCGAGTTGTCCACCGTGGGCGCGGGGTGGAGGTAGCCGGCCGCGAGGAACCCTGCCCCGATGAAGCACGCCACGGCGAGCGCGTCGACCGGCCACCTGCGTTTCATGACGTTCCCCTGTTCTTCACGTAGGACTGTAGCGCCGCGCGGATGACCTCGGAGAGGTATTCGTCGTTCTCGTCAGCTTTGGCCATGGCCGCGTCCCGCAGCTTGGCCGGTACGCGGACGGTCATCCTGACCATCGGCTTGCGTGGTGTCATGCCATCAGTATGCACACGTGTCATGACGTGCGCAATAGGTCCCGACCAACTTTCCCCCGCCGCCGCACGCCGCACGCCGCGACGACGGAGCCCGAGCATCAACCTGACCCAGGAGGGCTCACCTTGTGGACCAACTGCCCGCGATCCTCGGCGCACTCGCAACCGTCATCGCCGCGATCGGCAGCCTCGAGCTACTCCGCAGGGGCAGGACCAAAGCCGCTGAGGACCGGGCCAAGCTCGCCGAGGCTGACGCGTTCCGCCGCCTCGTCCTCCTCCGTCGAATCCTGCTGTGGCTGATGGACCGCAAACCCGACCCCGACCCTGTGCTCGCCAAGATCACCACCGACGTGGAGAGAGAGACCACCCAATGAGCCCGAACCGTTGGTCAGCCCGGACGTTGCACCGCACCGGGACGATCCTCGGCGTCCTGTCCCTGCTCGCGTTCCTCATCCTCGGCGCATGGTTCTGGCAGGCCAACGCCGCGTCCGAACGTGCCGACCAGGCGCAGACCGCCCGCCTCGCACTGGTGGAGCTCTCCGGTAAGAACCTTGCCACCCAGCTCGACACCCAGCGCGCCCAGTTTGAGGCGTGCAAGGACGCCAAGCCTGGCACACCCGGATGCACCACCCCCGTCGCACCCCCGGCCAAAGAGGTTGCCCCGCAGATCGTCACCGGCCCGCCGGGGCCGCAGGGCTACCAAGGCCTGCAAGGTGCCAAGGGTGACACCGGCGCGGGTGGACTGACCGGCAAGACCGGCCTCAACGGCACAGGGACCAACGGCACGAACGGCGCCGACGGGACGCCCGGACCAGCCGGGGCGCAAGGCGACCCTGGACCGGCAGGGGTTGACGGCACCAACGGCACGAACGGCGCCGACGGCCAAAGCGCCTACCCGTTCACATTCTCGTTCACCACCACCGCCGGTCTCACCTACACCTGCACCCTGCCCGCAGCCAACACTCCCGGCACGTGCACTGAGGTTCCGACCGCAACGCCAACCACCGGAGGATGACATGACCACGCCAAGAATTGTTACCCGCGCCGAGTGGGGCGCACGCCCACCCAAGGCCGCGCCCGTCCGCGTCGCACTGTCCGCCCGCACAGCGACGTGCGTCCACCACGACGGCGCCAAGCCGGTCATCATTCGCACCTTCGCGGAAGCCTGCGCTCGGGTCCGCGCCGATCAGGACTACCACATGGATGGCCAGCACTGGAATGACATCGGGTACAACGACCTGGTCATCTCAGCGCCGGACTTCCCTGTGATCGACGGCCTCGTCTTCGAGGGTCGTGGTCGTGACACGTTGGGTGCCCACTGTCTCAACTGGAACACTCCCTGGATCGGCATTCAGGTCACCACTGGTGGCGACCAAGTCTCCTCACCCAAAGCCAAGACGTCAGTTCGCTGGCTCCACGACACCTTCACCGCCGACGCCAAGCACGCGCTGGCCAAGAAGGTTCACAGCGACGGCTTCCCCACGGCCTGCCCAGGTCCAGAACTCAAAGCCTGGGCTCACGCAGGGATGCCGGTCGGCGTGCTCATCGCAGTGAAGGTCGCTGTCGTTACTGCGGTGAAGAAGCTCATCCGCAAGCCCGCCCGCAACATCCCACAGACGGTCGCTATTCAGCGCGCCTGCCACGTCACCGCTGACGGTAAGTGGGGTGACGCAACCTCCAGGGCAGCCACCGCAGTGATCAGGCGAGTTCTGACCGACGTTCGATACCTCCAGGCACGTGTCGGCACCAAGGTCGACGGCGCCTGGGGTCCGAACTCCGAAGCTGCACGCGTCACCGCCATCAAGTCCATCCAGAGGGCCGTCGGCGTGACCGCTGACGGCGACTTCGGGCCACTCTCCGAGGCGGCATGGTTCCGCGCCTACACCGCCAACTACAAGAAGTTCTAGGGAGACATCATGTTCAGTTTCATCGCCAGCTACTTCACCCCGGCCCGGCGCAAATGGGCCAAGGACGTTGCTGAGCGGGTCGCCTGGACCGCTGCGGAGGTTGTCCTGTCCTACGTCGTGGTGGCCAACGTCGGACTGCCTCAGTGGGCTGTGATGCCGGCCACCGCGGGGCTCGCCTGGGCCAAGGGCCTGGTCGCCCGACATCTCGGTGACCCCACCTCGGCCGCGATCGGCTGACCATGCCTGCCCGGCGCTCTCCGGGGTACGACGAAGCCCGACGTCGCCTGATCGCCATGAGGTACGTCCGCTCCGAGACGCCACGGATCCGGGTCCGCCTCCCGGCCGACCCAATCCCCAGAAACGCCCTGTACGCCGTCCTGCTCGGCCTGCTGCTGATCCTGCTCGCACGACTGCTCAACCCCGTCTAGCCCGCTAGACAACGAAGCCCCACCTCATCTCGAGGTGGGGCGCTTTCGTGCGTTCAGGGCGTGTGCGCCCCGGCTTCAACCCGCTTGGCGTTACGGGCCGTCTCGGCATCCGTCAACGCCTTGCCTATGCCGCCAAGGACAGCCATCGCACCTGCGGCAGCGAGCGCCCATGGTAAGGACTGCGCCCATGCCAGGACTACGGCAGCGAGCAGGAGCGCGATGCCCCAGGTGATGGTGCTGAAGGTGCGTGTCATGATGTTCCCCTTCGATGGTGCGGACTCTAGACCTGCCCGGCGCTGGCTCGCAGCCCTTTGGCCACGTCAGGCCGCAACCAGCCGGTTGATCGCATCCCGGCGCTCACCCTCATCAACCGCCGTGTAGATCATCGTGCTGTTGAGCGACTCATGCCGCATCAGGGTCTGCACGACGCGGATGTTCGCCCCGGACCGGAGCAGCTCGGTGGCGTAGGTGTGCCGGCACCTGTGGATGGACCCCGTGATGCCGTTGGCGGTGAACAGCCGCGTGGTCCTCGTCGACACAGACCCACTGGCCACATGACCCGTACTCGAGCATGTCGGGAACCACCACCCATCCCGAGGCCGAGACTGCGCCAACACCCAAACCAGCGGATGCGTCGGCACGAACGCGCCCTGGCCGCCCTTGCCGAACACGTACAGCTGGTCCCGTGTCACGTCCTCGCCGCGGATCTTCGCAATCTCGTGCGCCCGCAACCCGGCATACAAACCCAACGTCAGCCAGGCGCGGAGGTTCGGCCTCGCGGCAGCCAGGACAGTAGCGACCTGGGCTGGGGTAAGCGGCCGCGGAATGGACTTGCCAGGCCTCGGCCGGCGCATCCCTGCCATCGGGTCAACCTGAACGATGCCGATCTGTGTGGCGTAGCGGAAGTACGACCGCAGGTGCCCGTAGTAGGTGGCCCTGGTCCAGGCCGCGTATCCGGGTCGGCCGAGCCAGTTCGTGACCTCGCTGGGTGTGACGTGGGGGAAGCTGGGGTGGGTGCGGGTGAAGTCGCCCAGGACGTGGAGGCGGTCTGTGATGGTGTTGGCCCCGCAGTTGTTGGCGCGTAGCCATGGTTCGAATCCAGCGAAGTGTGTCATTCCCGCATCGTGGACGGCCTGTAAGTGGCGCGCGACCTGAGACATGGTTTAGGCGGCGCGGGCGAGTTCGAGCGGGTAGGTGTGATACCGGACAGTAACTTCGGTACCTCCCGGGTGGGGATCTTCTGGGGTGACAAGAGGCCCGCCCCACATGAGCCAGTCGCGGTCGTAACCGCTGGCTTTGACGATGGCCGCCACGTGTCGGTCCAGGCCGCGAGTCTCGCGCCCCGATTCCATGCCCTGCCACACACCGTAGGGCACACCTGTCTCATGGGTGGCCTCTCGCTGGGTCCAGCCCAGCTCGTGCCGTAGGAGGATCAGCCGCGCGGCCAGGGTGTCAGTCGGCACCCTGGCATGGATGCGAGTCACAGTAGTCATAACAAGGATCTTGACGCGACTTCGGGTCAGCGTCAAGCCTGTTGACCGAAGTACATGAAAGTAATTCAGAAACATACGTCAACACCCTTGACACGGCAATCTGTCAGTGACAGATTAGGTCCATGCCCACACCGAAACAGACGCTCCTGGAACTCAAGTACCCCGGCGACCTCGCGGCCGACGTCAAGGCTTGGGTGGCGGGGGGCACTTCGTGGCGGTGGATGGCCGAGCGGGTCTCCGCGCGCTGCGGGTACGACGTCAGCCATGAGTCGCTGCGCCAGTGGTACGGCGAGAAGAGCGCGGCCTGATGATGGCCGTCGTCTACTGGCTGCTCGACGCCGAAGACAACATCCTCTACATCGGCTGCACCATGGGCCTCAAGTA